TCCCAATGCTGGATCCGCTAGAGAATTATCATGATTTCTCTTTAACCAATCCATATTTGCCATTAGCGTTTACCTCCGTTCATTTGCTTAAGCATCTTCTGTAGTTCTGATGTAGATCCTACAAACATAGCATTGTTAGTGACCTTAGATGGTCCTGACTTATCTTCATCCAAGTCTTTCATTTTCTTATGTAAGTCAGCAAGTTTATCAGTCATGTCTGCTACATTCTTCATTGCGTTTACAGCAACTTCAAATGCTCTAGGGTGACCACTCTCCTGTGCAACCTCTAACGCTCCTCTGACTGCCTCCTGACCCTGATCTATAAGAGAATAAAGTTCTCCTCTAGTATACTCATAGTCCTTATCCCTATCATCAAGAGTACCCTTAGATTCCTTCTTGATTGGTTGAGGTTCTGGCACAACATCAAGATTGAGAATGTTCTCCATATTATCTTCTAGGTTATTCATAATTATAAGTATGTAATGCCTTCATTAAATCCGAAATCATCATCTGCTGTTACCAGTAAGTCATCAGCAGCATCAATGTTTCCGTCTTGGTTAATGTCAGTCTTTGCTTTAGGTGTATATGTACGAGTAATGGTTCTTCTATTAACAGCAAGATCACCAATAGTCTCGTGAATAATTGCCTTGTTAATAACATCAGATGTACTGTAAGGACCGTACATGTATGTCTTAAGAGTAAAGTTAAGTGTATATGTAATCCACCTTCTGTTTAAGAAACTTTCATCCCACTCATCTTCGTAGTTAATATTATTTAAAACGATTGCTATATCTCTCTTCTCATTCATATCAGGAATCATATTCAATGTTATTGAAAATGATGGTTGGAAATAAGGAAGAATTGATTCTAGTATTTGTAGAGCATCATCTTGTGACTGTGCAATGATACCTAATTCAAATCCAAGATTATAAGGTACAGGTACATACTGAGTTCTTACTTCATCTTGATTATCATTAATAATAGTTTTGTACTTCTGTATAGGAGAAGTCTTTCTTTGAGGATCATAATCAATACTGTTCATTTCAAAGTAAAGACGAGGAACAGTAATAGAAACCTTACGTGTCGCAGACACCATCTGTTCTAAACGAACAAGAAACTTCTGTCTAGGACCATAAGCTAAAGGAACTTTACTCTCCTCAAGGACAGCTCCTGTGCTTGGATCTTTCTTCTTTATACTAATATTATTGAAGAGAGTACCAAAAGCAATAATTGATTTACGAGTTACCTCGTTATAAAAATGTGATCCTAACATCAGATACTACCTGTAAAATTACCATATTCACCGAATGGATTACCTTCTGTCCAATCAATAAGATTGTCAGCAGCATCCTCGATTTCTCTATTTGCATCATACTCACTGTTTGTATTTTGTAGAGTATCAAATGTAGATACCACCCAAACAGCACCACTACTATCTCCAGTTAAAGATTCATTAGCAGAGAAGGTTCCTTTTCTATTAATGACCTGAAGTATTCTTGTAGAATTATCCCAAGACTTAACTTCAGCTTCAACTCCAGTAGTTCCTCCAGTTACAGTTTCACCAACTGTAAAGTCTCCAGTTCCACCAACACCTAATGTTAATGCAATGGCACTAGAGTATATAGTTTCTATCTCATCAATTTCTGCAACACCAGTATTGATCTCGTCTGACTGACCAATGTATAGTTCAGCAGTTATAGAATAGAACTGAATCTTACCAAACTGATAGAATGGATTTTCTAATTGAACGTATTTAATTTCATACAAATCTTTTGTTAATGGGAAGTACAATAAGTCTCCCTCATTAGGTCTACCAGCAACTGTTAGAGTAGGAGTATTAGCTGCTACTGCCTCATCCCAACGTCTAGTAGATACTTTAAAAATGATCTCATCACTTATTGATAAACCAAATTTACTAATGATCTCGTTGTTATCACCCCAACCTGCTACATTCTGCAACAACATCTCTACTTGAAATTCATCCTGATACTTAGAATAGATGACATCATCCAATGTATTATCTTTTAGAATAGTTCTAGGAAGATAATATATATCAGTTCCAAACAGCTTGATCTGTTCGTCAGCCAGATCCTGATACAGGTTCTGTTCACCGACGTAACCAGAGTAATAGGTGGGGAAGTAAGGACTAGTAGGCATTTTATCCGATCATATCCATTGGTGGTATTGCATATTTGGAGAGAACTTCTCCTTCAATCATTCTGACAGCTGCTACACCATCTTCATATATTTCTCTACCATTGAGATTCATACCTCCTGGTAGTTGAACATTCTGATACTTAATTAAGTTCTGACCCCACTGCTTTTTCATTAGAGCAGTAGCATATCTCTTAACAAACATATCGTTATACATTTCAGTAGCATCAGTTGGATCAATCAAACGATGACACTCTATTAATAAGTTAGTTCCTACTTCTAAGAAGTCCTTATCAATATCTAAGTATAAACGATCACGACGTTGTGTGTATCTAAACTGTTGGAAGGAACCATTGTTCAAAACCATATCTAATGTTTCAAGATATTGTTTAGTCATAAAATAATTTAAGATATCTAATGATCCAAATGCATATAAGTCATTTAAGAACATTCGATACTCTATACCAAATAAGTTAGAACGAATAGAGTTACCAACCAATCCATACACTTTACTAATACCAACTACATGAGCTGGTATAGGAATATAATTTGTATCTTCTGACCATGTAGTTGTTACAGCACCTTCTACTTTAGTCGTATCAGATTTCGCAGCAAGACGAGTCTTATCGTCAGCAGTTATTGCATGGTACATATAGCACCGTTCCTGACCATTGTAGCAATTCTCATTAAAGAATTGAAATGTGTCATCAATAACGTTATTTACTTGCTCATCATCAATATTAACCTGCAACACAGGTTCACCCAATTGCCTCTTGCAGTACGTTATTAGTTCTGCTTTTGATGTAGGTGATGCCATTAGATACTAAAAATCCCTTCATACTATTTAGTAGAAGGGACTTTAAGACTATTATGCTGGTGGATTTGCTATGTCTGGAGTGACTGCTGGAGTATCTTCTGGGGGTTTTTCTTCTAGTAATCCCAGTGTTTCTAGACCACCTGTTAATTTTAATTTATATTCTTTTGCCTTTGCGAGATTCTCTTCGAGTTCTCTTATCTGAACTTCTGTCTTTTCAATCTGTTCAGTAAAGTTTTGTTTTAGTTGTGCTGGATCCATATCTAATCAAGGAATGAAGTTATAGTTTATTACAAATCTAGGTCTCTGTGTTGGTTTACTACTTGCATGGAATGTTAATCCATCAAATATAACACATCTACCTTTTTTTGGAGAGACAGTCTTATTTATACCGTACTCACCCATAGGATCTCCGTATCTCTTTTCACTGAAGTACGTATCTCCGTCACTGTCATTTACGTAGTATAAGCATACCATATGATCCTCTGGTATGTCAACATGCATCTGATCATATTCTTTGGTTCTATTACCAGGAGTTTGTAGGAAACACCTTGCTCGTATAACCTTAGATATACTTTGATCTGCATTGTGACATGCTTCAAATACTAATGGAAGGAACAAACCAGTATAGTCGCTAGTTGATTTACCATCCAACAAAAGCATATGAGAGAATCCTACTAATTGATCTGATCCATCTTCAACAAGGTTATCATGATACACCCATCTAAAATCAGTATCAAGTCTTAGAGTCTCTTCAATTAGATTTTGATAGTTTGGGTTAATACAGTCATCAATAATGTTCTTCATCAGGACCCTCTACATTCCAAGCAATATTTCCAGACACAGTTGTTCTCTCCTTATCAGTTGATCTGAATGGATATACAGCATGATTTGTTGTTGATGGGAACATGAGTATAGTTCCATTCCATGAATTATCTACTGGCAATACTTCCTTTTCTAATTGAAATGCTCCATCACTATAAAAATTATTTCTCTCTTCCCAACCATATGGTATATCAACAAATATAACAAAACTAACAACACCAGCATGTACATGCATTGGATTGTATTCATTCTTCTTTTGATAGTTAACCCATAGATTGTGTAATTTTAAAAATCTAGTTATGTCTTTACAACTATTAAACTCCCATGGACATGTAGTATAAACATCATTCCATATTGGTTCAACTAGATTTAATAGATAAGGTTCTAATGTAGGGCATTGATATTTCCATTCACCTAAACTAGATTGTTGGTTTAAAGCACCAGCCAATCTCTCATTCATATTCCATACTTCATCATGTCTTCTTAACTTTGTATATTCCAATAAAGGATGATATACATTTGGTGGCAATCTTGTCGCAATAAAATTCAAAGTCGATTGACTGTGAAGTTGACTATCACCATATTGTTTGATGCTATGGTTAGTATTTACTTGAGAAAAATTCATGAATATAAATCTGCACTTAATGAGTAACGTTTTTCATCTTCCGTTCCTTTACCTGCCATGTGTGGTAAGTTTGATGGAAATATAAACCATGTAAATAATTTCTTAGGTAGATGGTATGGATCATGATTTGGCATAGGGAACATAGCAGTTCCAGATGATCCAGGTAATTGTAAATACATTATACCAGATAAGGTATATGGATTCTCCAAATTATGAGCGTGCATATATGGTTCTTTAGTATTTCCTTTCCAATCAACATATATCCACGAACTTATTTTATAATCAAATACATTCATATTCCAATATCTAGAACACGAATCATAATAAGATAATCTAAGTTTTTCAATAACTGGAATTTGATAATCCAGAAAGGTATCTTCAGTTTTTGCAACAATAGGATTATCTTGATACTCTGTATCATCAATAAAATTTATAAGAGTATCTACCTCATCATTATCTAATTGACAAGGATATTCTTTAATACCTAATACCATCGTCTTGATTGTTTGCTGTTAATGTGATCATGAATTTCAGGGATACAGAATGAGAATGCTACTGTAGTTCTATAACCATTACCAATTAAACTATTTGGTGAATGACCTTTGTGTTCCCAATTAGATGGAATGAATACACCAGTGTTAGGAATATACGGTGTGTAATGAAGTTTACCATCTGGACTCTTACAAACAAACTCACCACCCCACTCATGATTCCACTGCATTTGGTTAAACAATATAAATGTCCATACCTCATCTAATGGATAATCTTTATGAAATAATGTATTCTGTCCAGGAGTTTGTCCGTTCGCATGAATCTTACATAACTTCAATGGTTTTTTAAGATGCTTCATCATCTTTAATTTAATTGTAGTAGCACATTTTGCAAACATCAAATCTGTTCTTAAAGGATGTTGCCATGATACTGGATCACCTTTACCATAAGATGCATTGTTGAGTGTCCATATAGCTAGACTATTTACAGCAGGTTGAGTACGGTCAAAGTATTGCCAAAGACCTTCAAACTCTTCTCTGCTTAAAACAGTGTCAATAACAATAGGTTCTTTCATTTGCCCCACCATAACCATCCTGTTATAATATATTTCTCATGTTCTTCAGAGATTTGTCCTCTGTGCTTATGAGTTAATCCAGCAGGAAATAAAACTGTATTACCTTTCTTTGCTTCTACAGTATAATCCTGATAATAAAATTGAGTTCCTCCATTAGGAACATCATTCAAGTATGTAATAAAAACAAAAGCTTTATCACAACCATCTAAACCAGATGCATCCACATGCCATGTATAAAAACCTTCACCAGGTTTATAATATTGTATCTGTGGTAACTGCTTCATTGTAAACTCTTGGTTTCCAACTTCTAACAGTTGTAAGTATTCATTTATAAAACCATCTAATGCTTTTTGATATTCATCATATTTAAAGTCACTTGGTTTTCCAAACTTTCCAGCATCACTTATAGAGAAATCTGTACTCTTCTTAATATCTGGGATGATACTTCCACCACCAACTCTACCAGCATATGTCATCTCGCCTTTATCAGCTATGTGAAAAAGCTCTATGAGTTTATCACATATACTAAGATCTTCTAATTGATATTCGTTAATAAAATTCATTTGTATGGCGGACCTTGTACCCATCCCACTAAGGATTTTCTACACCCAGAAGTAACTTCTCTTACCCTATGTGGTGTATCACTCATGAATATTATAGCATCCTTTTTCTTTATTGGAATAATCTTCTTCTCATCTATCACCATTTCAAATTCACCACCTTCAAAATCATCATTCAATAGTATGGTAAAACTAAGTTTACGTATTCTATTATTCTGTCTCTTACCTTGCATCCAATTAGATTCATCTATATGCCAATCATAGTAACCACCCTTTTCATATACAGTATCTTGCATAGGTTCTATGAAATCAATATCATAATTCCATTCACATTTCTCATTAGCAAATCTAACAAACCCATCTACCAATCCATACAATCGTTCATCATCTATAAAACGAGATTTTGATTCTCTATTTACTAGATCAAGTTCTCCTTTATTTTCTAAACCTTCTACCTTAGAAGATTCATAATCATCTATAGGTTTACTTTCACGATCTGTACCTTGACATTTACTAAGTTGTCTTTCTATAAGATCAAAGTAATCATCTTCCATATTGATAATTATATATTGGTGTTTAAATGAATTCATTTTTGACACACCATTATATGAACACCATTCCACCATCCATTAGGATCTTCTGGTATACCAGTTAATATCTTACGATCAAACATAACTTTAATATCATTTTCTTTGACCCATATATTTGCTGATTCTACTACACCCATAAAATTAGCATCATCTATTACTATGATAAATTGATCATCCATAACTGTATAAAGATATGTTAGATTATCATATTGTTGTTGTGGATCATGATCAGCATCATAGAAAATAATATTCGCTTTCTTATTCTCCATAGTGTGTTCATCATGAACAATATTAAAATCTGCTTGAGTTAGATCTTGAATACTTTTCTCATGAAAAACTTGATTCTTTTTCATACCTTTAAAGAATGCACCTTTAGGATTATTCATTTTAAATCCTTTATGTCCATATACTTTACCACTGCTATCCCAACTATCTTCCTCACGGAATGGAGCAATATCTTCTTCTGAATAATTATCAACAGCAAATGCTGGTATATCTCTACCCATTGTTGCAGCAAAGAATGTACTACCAGCAGCAACACCTAATTCCAAATAAACAGCATCTTCTTTAGAGCATAAGTTATTGAGAAAATGTCTAATAATATTTGATGATAAACCTTGATAATCAAATCCTTCTGGATTAAATTTACTATCTCCTCTTGCAGCTTTATCAATAGAATTAAGAACTAGTTCTATATCCTTATCCATAATTCTTTCATTCTTTTTCATCCTAGAATGAATAACTGAATCGCAGTAATTACAATCCCAACAATCAAACTTACATGTCTTTATTTTCTCTCTCCAAAGATCAATTGGTTTCTCTTGCAATGTAGTATCTTCAATATACTCATTGAACTGAGGGAATAATAATTCTTCATCAGTATCCCATCTTTTAATAATATCCATAGACTCCATCAAACGTAGAGCATTCTCTCTACCATGCATCTTGAATACATCAATACCTAAATCTACAAACTGTTCCCAATCTTCTTTCCATGGAGGTAATGCTGCTTGTTTTAAAGCATTAGCTGGATCTCTTTCATCCCAACCAGAACATGATACTCTACTAATAGAATCATTAAAATATTGAGGATCATCTTCTCCTCTTTCCATATTATAATGATAGTGTTCTGGCATGATCGGACATCCACCCCAACACCACTCATTAGCAAGTAATGATATCTTAACTGGCTTACCTATCTCAGCACAATATTCTTTTGCTTTTTTAATTCTTAGTAGTTGATCATGATCTCTCATTAAATCACGATCCAAATTAATATAATTAAATCCTGCTTTTGCTAGATTAACTATCTCGTTTGCTCTTGTTACTTCTCTGAGTATAGTATTTTTAATATAGAGTTCTGGAAATTCTTTCTGTATCTGTCCAGTTAACAACCATGTTGTATGAGGTATCGTAGCAATACGAACACCCATATCATATACTGCTTTAAAATTCTGAATAAAAAGATCCAAATTCTTTTGATTAGGAAGAACTTGAATATTATTAAATGTTGCTGATAATGGAATACCTGTTTCTTGAGAAACATAGAGAGCATTAAATGTTGTCTCTCTCATATCCCCATCAATAGTATCCCCCATTGCGTCTTGAACGAATGGAGGCATCCGACATGTAAAGTATATGTCGTAAATATGTTTCTTATACTGATTCAGGAACGGTATAAAAGTTCCTATTACAAAATCTTCAGGTAATTTTGTATTCAGCGGGATCGAGAACCTTTGTACCATATTCTTCTAGAACTTTATTAATAAAAATATTTTCGTTGTCACTATGTTCTACTAGGAGTTGCTTGTTCTCCATTGCGATTTGTTTAAGTTTTATCCTATCCAAATCTTTATTTTTATCCTCAAGATTGTACTTATCATACATCATAAAATGTACAATAGGCAGAAGTTCCTCATACCGTTCTGCATCAGCGTGCCAAACACCTGCCATCTATTTTTCCCCCTCTTTTAAATGTAGCTGTCCTGTATATTTATGTGCCTCAAACTTAGGCATTGTTATACCTTCTGATTCTATCTGTGCTTGTATAGCAGGAGCGAATGTTTTATTTAATTTATCCATACCACCACCAACAAGAGCAGAGAATTGTATTGCTACTTCTAAACACTTAACTTGATCCTGTTCTGGCATATCCAAAATAGAAGTCATGTTACCAGTACCTATTCTACCATAAGATACAATGTCCATAGCAGCCTGTTTACCCATACGAGCAATCCAGTATATTCTTTCTTCCTCTTCTTGTTCTTCTATGAAATATTCTAAAGGATGTTGTTCATCAACATGTTCATGAACAACTTTCAAGAAATGTGTCATTTCTATTTCTGACTGACGTAGTTTTCTTTTCCAAATACCTATGTCATAGTCATTCTTTTCTAAATCAATCTGAACAAATCCAGCATCAATTTCATCTCCACCTTCTGCCTCTATATTATCAAGAGTACGAAGGAATTTCTTTCTTAATAATTCTGCTTTTCTAAGACTATGCCTATTTTCTATATAAGCATGATACCTAGTTTCTAACTCCATCAATGCCTGACGCACTTTTCTCCATGGAGTCAGTTGCATATCAACAACAAAATGCTGACTTTGATATTCAGTCATACCGCTATTGAAACGCATACAACCTTCTAAGATATCAAAATCTTCCTTTGAGAAATCAAATTCCTCAACGAAAGACTTAGCTAAACTTATCTCTCCAGTATCAGAGCTAACAATATTATTAACGTCAGCAATGATATCAGATAATTCTGCGTTATAGGATAATCTAGTTTTCTTTGGATCTCTGTTTGTTAATTCAGAACTTAAAGACATATGCGTCTACCTCATACTCTGGTTTACGATCCCAGTCAGTATCAGATATAGTGCGACCCATTTCAATTGCCTGAAACTGAGGCATCATAATACCGATGTGATCTTCATATAATATATTTAGGTCCCATACAGAATCCGCATTTTCAAACTTCTTCTTAAGTTCTTGATACGTGACAAGCATGGTAGACAGATTATCTTCATATTGTTCTGCCTTAGTCAAAATTTTATTAGACAAATCTGTTTTAGTTATACCTCTTTTATCAGCAAGATAATCAAGGAATGGAGTTTTACTTCCATTACCTCCTTTTTCTCTCAACCATTCTCTTGCTTCATGCTTCTGTATTTCCCAAGAAGCAGTTTCTAATTCTGTTGTATCTCTTAAATTTTTAATCCTTACATTAAACTCATCATCAATAATTTCTATAGCAAAGATTTTCATGAAATCAGTAATTTCTTTTTTGATTTCATCTGTCAATTCTACTGGTACTTTAAGAACACCACCAGCAGGAGTCCATGCTTGAGCAACACCTTGTTGGTTAACAGTTGCCATTACTTTACCAAAAGGTCTAATCTCTGAGAAGAAGTTAGATCCATTTAGTGCTTGCTGTTTGGTAACTTCCTTATACTTATGTTCCCACTCTTTAGAGATAACTTGGAATATATTCTCACTTATTTCTACACATGCGAAATGCATCAACGAAAATATTTCGTTGTAATGAAGTCTAGAGTCAGCAGTCTCAGCAATATTGACATACTGCTCAGGCTTGATTTCTCTTTCGTTGACGATTAAGTATCTCATTGTTTATTGTGCGTATCTAGCTGTAACAGATGCTGCTGCTGAACAGCAACCACCTGATGATTGTCCATAATGTCCTTTGGGTCTTGTAGCAGCACCCATATTAGTCTCAACGTCAGTTGAATAATCCCACTTAGTAGTGTGGTTATTTTGCTGACCATCATATTGTCCCATCATATAACCCCAGTCTTGACCCATCATCATGTTCTCTTCTCCGTAAGAACGAACCTTAGATCCATTCTTAATACCAGATCCTGAAGAACCATTGTACTTAGTCCAAGGAGTTGTAACGTTGTTACCAGTTCCACAATAGAAGTGACCCCATTTAGAAGGAAGTGGTTTACAAACTCCGTCAGGAGCAGCAGATGAAGACCAGTTACCCCAACTATCATTAGAATGATTACAGTAATATCTATTACCTGAGAATGAAGCCCATGTTCTATCTTCATCAGCACATGAAGCAGTATGGTCATTACCAGAAGGTGAGTTACCTGCCTGATACATGATCTCTGAAGGGAAGTGTAACTTACCTACAGCAGAGTTACCTCCACCTAAGTTGTATCCATGCTGTTGTTTTTGTGCAGATGCACATGAGTTTCTATCTCGGTTAACAGGCATGTTCCAACCACCAACAGTACCATATCCCATGACACCTCGTGGATCATCTCCTTCCCAACCATAGTTAGAAGGTGAATAAGTACCACCACCAGGGTTACTACCTGATGTACCAAACATTCGTCTCATTCCAGTATGGAGGTTGATCGAAGATGTATGGTTTGATGATCCAGTGAATGAGTTAACACATCCATGACCATACCCAAAGTAATCACTCCAAGTAACGTCAGCATATGTTAGTGCTCTATCAATTTGCTCACCACAGTAGAAAGTAACGTCTGTAGCGTGCCAAGTTTTGTTTACTGTTCTCCAAGGATTAGATCCTTTATATCCAGCAACCAAGTAACCATGTGTAATTAAACTTCTGTATCTAAATCCTGTTAAAGGTGAAGAAACAGCATTGTTCTGGCCAGGATATGCCCAGAAAGTTCCGTTCTCTCCATCAGATACTAGATAAGCACCCCTTGTCTCATTAGTTGCTCCTGGTACACCACCTCCTACGTCATCCCATTCAGAACCATTCCAAATCTGTGCTTTCGCATCACTAGAGTTCCAAATCATCTGACCTATATTAGGAGATGCAGGTCTACTGCCACTGTTAAATGACGGCAACTTCAAACCTTGAGTCTGAAGTGACGCATTACCTGTGACAACAGTTCCAACTGTTAATTGAGACATGACTACCTATCTTTATTAATTCTATTTATGACTTAGGGTATTTATCTTTAACAGCAGCGACAGATTGATACCACTGACCATCTTTTCCAGGAACTACCCCTTGTTCCATATCATGCCAAAGTTTATCGAACTGCTCTGCGATATCTGGGTACTCGACTCTACGAGCAAGATCATAAGCAGGTGGAGCATGTTCAATTTTTTGAATTTGCTGCAATGCCAAATTATATGTAAAGTCAGCAATATCTTGACCAGCACCTACTTCACCTAACCATTCAACCCACATGAAATTTGAGTGTACCTCAAACCTTTCATCCTGAGAACCTTTTACGAACTGAAGGACAGTTCCGTTTTCTTTGTTTACAAGTACTTGATACATTTTAGGTATACTCCCATACTATTACGCAACCAGCACCGCCGTTGCCGTTGTTATGTGCATGTCCATTTTGTGAATAATATCCATAAGCACCACCAGAACCCCATTGTCCATGAGTACTTTCAGCACCATCACTTGAGTTATGATGGTTTGATCCTGCCTTATGCCAGAATGTAGATCCACTACAACCTTCTCTGTTGGAACCGTGTGACATTTCACCAGGTCCGCCAGGTAAGTTTATGTCTCCACCAGAAGCATCTCCTCCTCTTCCACCTTCATATGGGTTATCTGTGTAACCACCAGCACCACCAGAAGCAGTACAATATGAACCAAAAGATGAAGATCCTCCTGAACCTCCACGTCCACCATTTCTAGCATATCCACCTCCACCACCATATGTGTAGTTGACACTGTTTACACTAGAAACATCAATATATTTAATTGCAGTAGCACCACCGCCACCACCAGCACCACGATAGTTATTGTCATTACAACGACAACCACCGCCTCCACCAGTGACGTAAACTAATACATGACCGCAACCAGCTGGTTTTGTCCACGTACCAGATCCACCAGAGGTTGATCTAGATGACCATGCTCCATTCTGTGATGTATATACTTGAATGCCAATTAAAGCACCAGGTGTTGTCATCGCAGAATAACTACTGCCATTCCATATTCTTAATTCATCGTTTTGCAGATCCATTATATTAACTCCTGCGGAGTTTTGGATCTGGTCTACTTTTAATATTCCAGCCATTTTATTTCCTTATACGATAGCCCAGTTACCACCACTATTTATAGTGACTGTATAACCGTTTGCAATTGTCATTGGACCTGCACTAACGCAGTTGACGTTAGCAGGTATAGTGACGTTTTCAGAGACTGTGTTTCTGTTAGACTTAAAGATTCCATAAGTATCAATCCACATTTGGTCTCCGTTAACATAACCAATTCCTCTGAAGTTAGCAGTACCACCAACATCTAATGTGTATGATGGGTTTGCCTGATTGATACCAACCTTAGACATTCTATGAATGTCAGTTCCGTTAGAAGATTCTGTCCAACGTGAAGTAACGAACTCAGCATTGTTCTGGAAGAACTGACCGTTAAGGTTCATATCACCTTGTACGGTTAACTGATAAGTTCTATTTGTGTTGTTGTTTGGATCAGTACCAGAGTTTGTAGTAGTGTTAATAGAAACTCTATTGTTACTACCATCAATAGCAAATGCTGGTGTAGTATTCCAAGTTGTTCCACCATTGTTGGTAGATGCTTGGATTGTAAAGTAATCATTAGCTACTGTCTGGTTACTAATTACAAAGTTTCTATAAGACGAAGCACCACGGAAGTTTATTCTTGCACCAGAGTTATCATTATCCTGATCAATGTTAAGTGTACCAGTAATCATTGCAGTACCAGCAACTTCTAATGCGAAGTCTGGTTCACGGTTAATACCAACACCTAAGTTTCTAGATGCGATAATATCACCAACAACACGGAGGTATGTTTCTGCTTCTGTACTCTCTAAAGTCCAACCAGCACCATATTCGCTGTTTGGAGATTGTGAATCACTATGATTAAACCTAAATGTACCAACTTGAGAGAAGTCAGAAACATCTGTAAATCTAATTCTTGCACCTGTAGAAGGAGCATTAGTTGATGATTTAAGGAATATACCTTCATCACTACGAAGATCAAGAGCAGCAGAAGGAGAAGTACCTACGTTAATACCAACTCTATTAGCACTTGCATCAACAAATAGAACTCCAGCATCAACATTCAAGTCATTACTTAGAGTTGTAACTCCACTAACACCAACTGTACCACCGATACTTAAGTTAGAAGATCCACCAGCAAGTGTTAGTGAACCAGTCATGGTATCACCAGTCTTCAATACGTTAAGTGATGCAGCACCTGATAATGAACCAGTAATAGTACCAGCAGAGAAGTTACCTGAACCATCTCTCTTAACAGCAGTGTTCGCAATATTATTGACTTGGAAAGTAATGTTACCTGCGTTCCATACAGTAGAACCATTAACTTCTAAACCGTCAGCATTAGCAACTTTAACTTCTAATGTACCAGAACCATCAGTTGTAGTACCACCAGCAGCAATCAAAGCAACGTTATAGTTTGATGCAGCAGATGCAGAAGAGTTGAAGTAAACAGCAGGACTAGATGCCTGACCATCCTTTCTACCAAGTCTTAGTTTTGCAGTACCAGAATCACTCTCAAGTCTAGTTACCTCGAAGGTATTATCATCTTCAATAGTGAAGTCTTGGAATGGAACTCTATTACTTGCAGTACCAATTGTTAGAGCACCAGTAAAGTTACCAGAAGTTAATCTACCAATTAGAATACTGTAATCATTGAAGTTATCATTAACGTCATCGTTAATAGTAATAGCATCAATTGTGAAACTACCAACTGCCTGTGCGTTAGCATTGTATAGGTTAACTGGGTTACCTGGTGTGAATGGTGAACTGTTAAGGATTAAACCTTGTACATAGATCTGATACTTAGCATCACCATTAAATGTCTTAACTACTAATCTATCTTGATAAGATTTAGGACTAATGAATCCTGGTAGTCTGTTATCAGACATAATACCAGCATTCAAGTTGTAAGCATTTTGATACCAATCACCTTGCTTATTATCTAATCTATCAGCATCAAGATCTGAATCTACACCATCATTAAGTGATGTCCAAACTTTACCCCATGAACCGAATGTAGAAACACCTGTACCAGAACCACGCAACCACATGTTGTCGTTGTCTGTAAATGCAAGTTGTCTAATACCACCGTAAGTAGCATCGAAACCAGAACCACCATTTCTGATAGTCATTACTAGGTTTCTAGTACCACCGTCTGAAAGACTGTTAGCACTGTTGAATACTGTGTTAGCGATAACACCTTCAACGAAGTTGTTTGGAGCAGGGTTTGATGTAGGGTTGTTAGTACCTGTTACTAAACGAATTGTATTCTGAGATGAACCAGAAATACTAATGTTATATGTACCAGATAATCTATCAGTTGGTAATGTACCAGCGTTCTGGTTACCAGAGTTTAGATAGAACGCACCTTGAGCACCGTCAAGAAGGTCAGCATCTAATCCACTGTCAGCACCAGTCTT